GATTTAACTACGCTCTCTATAGATGGATATACTTTCACAGAAAACTATACGGCAAGCGAATTAGCATTAACGGGAATAGGTCAGGTTACTTTTGGGTCAGCTATACTATTTTATATTGATATGAGTATTCAGAGTTCGTTTAATAACGTAAGCCTAATGATATTTTCTATTGTTATGCTATTGGCATTCACAATGATTATAATAGCTATATGGAAATTTGCGGGGATTGATGAATGAAATCTATTAAGGGGGTAGATGAGTAATGTTTGAAATAATATTAGCTTTAGCTTGGTATTTAACACAGCCCACGCTTAATATATGGATAGTAATAGTTATATTTACCGTTGTTTTCTTTACAGCTTGGCACTACGTAAAAAAGAATTGGTGATAACAATTGGTAAACGTTGACCATTTTTACAGGGCTGACGCTATATTATTCCTATTTGCCTTAGGAATAGGGGCAATTATTTTTAAATTTAACGAGTGGTATAAACAAAGAGAATACAAAATGCAAGAAAATGAAGAGTCTATGCGAAAATTCTATAGAGGGATATAAATGATTGATACCCATAACCTGTTTGTCAGCTATTACGGCTCTATTTCAATACTTTTTATGACCTTAGTCTCAAAGCAAACAAAGTTTCGAAATGGATTCCACAAATACCGCAAGAAATACAGGGTAAGCCAAAAGGTAGCCTATAAAAAATTATCATATCGCTATTATCATAAGGCTAAACCTAAATTTGTTGACGTAGTGAACGAATTAAAAAAAGAGTTTGGATTAGATAAAAGGAGGTAAATAAAATATGCCATATAAAACACATAAATATAAAAGATTTAAGTCTAAAAAAGACTATGATAAGTATGAAGCCTTTATACATATGCATAACATACCCCATACAAAACATAGGTATGTAGAGATAAAAGAAAGAGGAAAGTATAGGCTACATAAAGTGAGACATAGCCATAAAAAGAGGGATTAAAATGTCGAAAATAAGAATGCTCATACTGAATAAAGACGAATCAGTAACAGTTGTAAAACTAAAGCGTAGAGATATTAACAAAGATACGATAACGTATAACGATTTCACATATCTATTGCCTAAACAAGCACTACACAGTACCAATAAATTGTTTGGCAGAACGAGCTATTTAATCTATAATGCAAAGGTTGAAAAGCCAATAATGTATAGCTCAAAATTAACAAACAAAGAAAAATCTGACATATCATTGGTACAGATGATTATACGTAATCATATTGTGCGGGATATATTAGCAAGTAATAATAAGCAAATTCTTATGTGGATTGTATTTCTCGTAATGGGCTTATTTGCGGGCTTGGCATTAGGCATTGTATTAGCTCCTCATTTATTAAGTAGCTTTACGAGTAATCCCACATCGGGAATACCCCCTAAGTAAATGGTGATTCAATGAAAGATAACAATCAGCTTATAAAATCAAAAGATGACGATAACAAAATATCAAAAGCTCTATGGGCATTAAATAATGAGGGGGCATTGAAAAATCTTAACAAAGAATCTGACAACTTTATTAATGACCCAATCAGCGAGGTTGATTCAGTCAATGAGCTATTAGAGGTAGTCAAAGACTTTTACAAAATTGAGGATTTTGACGAGTTAAAAACTAAAACTGACATAGGAATTAATAAAATAATTCAGATGACTAACCTTTTAGCACTTGCCAAGTTAGTAGAGCCATTAGACAAAGAATCATCTGAGTTAATTATCAGTATAGCTAAAAACATAATGTACTTGAGGATATCAAAAGGTAGAGAAGGCAGAAAAGAATTAGTCAGCATTTTAAAATCTGTTTATGGCTACAACCCAGCAGACGATAACACACAAAAAAGAGGAATATTTGGGAGAAGGAATAGATGATAATATGTGTTTTAAAGACGTATTAAAAAATAAACTTGGCTGGTCAATATTAAAGGTTGAATTATGCGAGACTCAAGACTGATATTCATAATGGGAAAGAGGGGTAGCGGCAAAAGCCTAACGGCTACCTTATTTGCATTATTCTATAAAGTAAAGGGATTCAAAGTTTATAGCAATATGCAAAGACTGAAATTAGCCGATGGGCATATCAAAGACTACAACAAACACTTTTGGGACGATAATGACAATTCCCCTAAAGTTTTGATAATAGATGAGGCTCAAAAAGACTTAGATTCTCGTAGAGCTATGAGCGATGACAACATCGGCTATACTAATATAATAGCACAATCACGTAAAAATAATCTCGATATAATTATAACGTCAACGAGATATCATAATATAGACGTTAGGGTTAGGGACATTGTAGATTATTATATCTTGCCACATTTCAATAAGAAAAACAATATCTTAACGCTCTACTATTACGATGACTCTCAGGAATTAGTTAAAATTAAAAATTACCACATACCCACTTGGCTATTTGATTTATATGACACAACGGAAAAAATACTGCCAGATACTTTTGAAAGGGGTAATTAAAAAATGAAAAATAAACTAACAGATATAATCGATAAAATAAAGTACCAAATAAAGCTACTGAATGGGCAAGAGGAATATAACATAATGATTGACATATTCAAAAGTTATTATAAGCTTAACGTTTATAAAGGCAAAACGATATTAGACATAGGGGCTGATTTTGGGTTATCCTCTAAATTTTTCATAGACAAAGGGGCTACTAAAGTTATTGCTTATTCCCCTCTAAGGCAAAAAGAATGGCTTATAAATCCAAAAATAGAATGGCATAAAGAGCTATGGAAAGGAGATTATATTAATGCTGACATAATAAAGATTGATTGTGAATCTTGCGAATATCAACATATTATAGAATGGTACTTTGAAAAATATAATGAAATGTTTTTTACGATTCATTACAATGCTAATCACTCTTACGAATTTTACCATAATGTAAAATACCTTGAGGATAAGGGGGCTGTAAAACTATTAGACTACGGGCTGAATGAGAAATTATACTATTGGAATAAATACCCACATAAAGGAATTGATACGTATGATTAA